AATTAAATAATATTATGGCAACTACAATTCAAAACTTCTTCTCAAGGGCAGCTGAAAAGCAATTTGCTAGAGACTTTCTATTCAGGGTTAAACAAATTGACATTGAAGGGGTATCCTTTAACGGTGACTCTGATTTAGTTTACGCTAAAACAGCTCAACTACCTGGTAGAAATATTGAAAACAAAACAGTAAACTACTACGGGCAGCAGTTTAATGTTCCTGGTAAGTCTACCTACCCGGGTTCTGAAGCTTATTCTATTGAGTTCTTTCATGATGAGAATAGTGAATTGAGAACTAAATTTGAGGCAGCTTCACGAGCCGTGTTTAATAATGAAACTTCAACCGGTCAGTACGGACTTCCTGGTGACGGTGATATTATTACTTTAGATGTAATCAATAAGGATCTAGCCCCAGTTCAAACCATACAACTTGTAGGTGCGTCTATTAGAGATATTAATGCAATTGATTATGCTATCGCTGACGGTTCCGGAGAAGTTTTAAATACTACTGTTACTTTCGCATATCATTTCTATAGAGACTTTAGTTAGACCATAAATATATTATATGGCCAACGAAGCTAATGTGTTCCTACAAGCGTTTAGTACGGATCCTAATTTTTTCGTATCACATCCCTTTCTTTGGAAGGTGAGTATAGATACAAACGTTAGTGGTGCTATTAATGCTGCTCTTAGTAAGGCTAATGAAAGTTGGAGTGCCACAGTAAATCCGAGTAGTCTAACACGAAACGGTACCTTATTAGTTGCGAGGCAGATGAATATACCTCAAGAATCGAGTGAGTTTACACCCATAGGTGTTGAAAATCGTGGAGGATTCTTACCTGGTTATGGGTTAGTACAAAGAACTGACTTTCTTTCAAGGTCATTTACTTTAAATGTTTTAGAAACAGGTGATGATATAGAACATGGATTCTTTAGGCCATGGCTTATAGCACTAGGTATTGACGGGCTAACTAATTTTAATTTAAAATCAAGTATTACTGTTACACAATACAATAACGATGGATCGAAACGTAAGGGTTATGTGTTTGAAGACGCTTTTCCTACTGCAGTTGAAGGTTATAGTTTAAATTATAATGATGGAGACTTTATTGAGAAATCAATTACTTTCGCTTGTAAAAACTATAAACAAATGTAATTAATATATGATAGGGCTAGTTCTTCCTAACTCTAAGTCAGTACTATTAAAAACATTTACATTTGAGAACTGTAAGGAGCTTTATGATATACGTGATAATAAAGCTGCAGTTATAGATTTCTTAGACGATCTGTTTATTACAGCAGATCTTAATGTAATAGAAAAGTTTTACTGTCTTTTACACATACGAGATTTATGTATAGGTAATATTATTGAATTAAGTGAATATAATTTTGATGTATTGCAACTACAAAATACATTACAGGAAATAGTAGATATTAAAAAGATAATTAAATTTGACGGTAATAATATTACTCTCAATTACCCTAAAAACTTTACCTGTAGTAATACATATGATGATAGTTTCATTGAAACTATTTTATTAGACGGTGAAGCTATAAATTATAACAATCTAAGCTCTGAAGAAAAAAATTTAATTTTTAATTATCTTCCTGACTCTATACAAAAAGAAATTAAAAATTTTTATAATATAAATATTAACCGTCTAAAGGTAGAGTTTACACTAAAAGCGCAAAATTTAGTTTTAAATTTAGCTAAATTACAATGTGTAGAGTTCATAACAACTATGCTTGGTCCTATAAATCCGGGTATATATAGAGACTATATATTTATCTTAAGTAAGCGTATAAAGGATGTATCGTTTATACAACAAAGCACGTATTTAGATGTAAAGGATTATATGGATTTATATGTAAAAGAGGCTAAAGAAAATAAATCAGACTTGAATAACTAAAATAGACCATTAAATAAATTTATGTCCCAAATTTCAAGCGATCTTCTTAAAAAATTAAAAGAAGTTAAAAATGATTTAAAAATAACTGTTACATCGGGGGATGTAGTTTTTACCGCATTAACACTAAAACAACAGAAAGATTTGCTCAGTACAGCGGTAGCCGGAATTAGAGGTGCGATCGAATTTCAAAAAGTACTAAATAAAACTATCATAGAAAACTCTGATACTGATAAGATTTTTACTATAGACCGAGCAAAAATATGTCTCTTATTAAGAAAACAGTCCTTAGGAGATGATGTAAAGGTTGGTGAAGAGATTTTAAATATAAATAAGTTTATAGATAAGGTTGATAGTGTTAAGAAAGAGTTTAAAATGGAGAGTAAGGCTACAGAAGGTGAAGTTACACTCAATCTTAAGGTTCCTACGTTAAAGGAAGAGAATACTGTTATCAGTAGATGTTTAGTTGAATTAGACAAAACTAAAGATTCGAATGAAACAAGTAAAGCCTTTGGGGTTATCTATCTTTATGAACTAATTAAGTATATTAAATCAGTTAAAGTAGGAGAAGAAACCGTATTGTTTAGTGACCTTAAAATAGCAGAAAGAGTTGAGATTATTGAAAATCTACCACTCACTGTTTATAAACAATTATCTTCTTTCTTTAAAGCGTTTACTGCTTACGAAAACGAAATACTAACATTTGAGGAAAAAACAATAGCTATAGACCCAGTCTTTTTCGATACAGCCAATTAAATATTGTAGATGGCAGATGGCTTTGTAGGTAAATTATTTGGCAATAACGAGAACTCAGGATCCGGTAAGGTATCAAAAGATATTATAGAATCTGATGCATCAACTTTTAACAGAAGTAAAACAAAAAAGCCAAATCTAACCTCAGCTGAACGAAAGAGAACCTCTAATATCGCTGAAATTATATCTAAAGTATTCTTAGATAATGAAAAAAAGCGAACCAAAGATACTTCTTTAAAAACAAAAGTATCAGAAAAGCCAGATTCACCAGCTGCAGCTGCTCAAAAGACTGTTAAGGGTCCAAGTAAGAAAAGTAAGCTAGGAATGTTAGGTACATTAGCACTTATAGCTGCTGCTGTTACAGCATTTTCAGCCTTTATATTTGACAATCTATCTCCTATAGGTCAGTTCTTAATGAAATCTATAAAATTTTTAAGACCGGTTATTGGTAAGATTACAAAAGTTGTTCAAGGAGTATTTAAGTTTTTTACTACTATAGGTGATGATCTTGTTAAGTTTCTCGGTAAGGGAGGGGGAATGCTTGGTAAAGCTGGTAAAGCACTCGGATCCAGCGGTAGGCTTTTAGGAGCGTTGGCCAGAGGAATTGGAGGTAAAATATTAAAATTTGCAAGATTCATTCCTATATTAGGATCTTTTATAAGTTTTGGATTTGCAATAGCTAAATTTAGAAGTGGGGATTATTTTGGAGCTATATTAGAGCTTATATCCGGAATATTAAATTTAATACCACTCGGCTTTACACAGGTAATATCAGCTATAATTGATGGATTTATTATCGCGCGTGAATTAATGGGAGAAGAAGAAGGCGGTGGTTATAGTATGGATAACAAGATCAAAGAAGGTGGAAGCTTTTTGGGAGATATGATGAGTAGTATTGGTAATTTTATAAGTACCAATCTAAGAAACTTTCCAATTATAGGAGGTATTATTATTTTATATGAAGGATTTAAAAAAATTATAAACGGTAATTTCTTAGAAGGTTTTAAATTACTTGGTAAGGGTCTTTTAGCATTTATAGCTGGTGAAAAAGGTGCAGATCTTATTATAGGGGGGTTTGGATTCTTACTTTCATTATTTAAAGATATATATAGCGGGGAGAAGCAGATAAGCTTCCCGTCATTCGATACTATTGGGGAAATAATATTTAACATTGGTAGTATAATAGGTGGGTGGTTTACCGGTATGATTGAGACGGTTCAAGAATGGTTTGGTAATGTAAAAGAATGGTTTGTTGACTTATTCACATTCGATTTAGAGTTACCTAGCCTTGATGGTGTTTTTGAGTTTTTTGGTGGGATTGGAGAGTTTCTATTCTCCCTACCAGGTAAGGTAGTTGATTTTGTAAAGGGCGCTGCAACAAAGGCAGCTAAATTTGCTGATGAAACAATTGAAGGTATACCAGTAGTTGGATCTGTATATAAAGCTGGAAAATCTGCGTTAAAGAAGGTTGGAGGCTGGCTCGGTTTCGGTGGAGATAAAGAGAATACAGTTAAAGAAACAGTTACAGACGCAGTTGAAAAATTAGAGGAGCCATTTGTTACGGAAGGTAAGTTAGCAGAAGTTTTAAAAGAGTTATCTTCTAACGTTCAAATGAAGCAATTAATAACTATTACACGGACTTTAAGAACACAATTAGAGACATTAACTACTTATAGTAAACTTACTGAGGTCAATACCGGTAAAACAGTTGAAGCTATAAAAAATATAAAAATCGGTAATAGTTCAGTAATGCCATTAGCAGGAAGTGCTCCACAAGGGACTACTAACAATGCAGAGTCTTTATTAAATTCTAGAGCAGATTATTCTTTATCTCCTTATAGTTTAAACGTACCAAGTACGTAACTATAAATATATATGTATGAAGAATATTGTTAAGGAAGGTGCATGGACCACTCTACCTACAGGGTCTCAATTAAGAAATGAGGCTCCTAGAGTTAGAGTTACCCCTTACAAAATAAAGTCTACACAGCTTGCACAATCAATAAAAGGGTTTATTTCTGCAACAAAGCTAGATACAAAAGCCTTCTATGAAGGATTATATGATGGTGAAGAAAAGGGTCATTACTACTTTCCTTACTTTGGTAATGACTTTAGAAGTTTCACTACAGATTTTGCTGATACCTTATCCAATATAACAGATAGAGGTTCAGTTTCTATTGGTGAAACAGTAAATAAAATTGGCGGTGAACTGGCAGGAGCTGGAGCACAGGTTAGTGATTTTATGAAAAATATTAAGGCGGTCGGTGATGGCGGCGGGGGGCCTAGTGTAGGTACCTATATTGAAACACCTAAATTTTACCAATTTGCAAACACTGACGCTCCTCTTAACGTTTCTTTTCCTCTATTAAATACTGTAAACGAAGGTGATGCGCAAAAAAACCAGGCATTTATTAAGGAGTTTACTAAGCTAAATAGACCGGAAAGGAAAGATTCTATTACTATGGACTTTCCTCATATTTATAAAGTAAGATTAAAAGGATTAAGATTTATACGCTGGGCTTATTGTGATAATTTAACTTTTAGTATGGTCGGTCAGAGAAGAATAGTAGGAGGTGACATGGTACCAGAAGCATATATTTGTAATATGTCGTTTAGATCACTTACTGTTGAAGTTGCTAACTTTATGGATGAAACAAAGTAGAATAATATGAAATCAATTACAGGTAAATTAGGTAGATATCAAGATGATATTCCAGCGCTATCGAGTCTAGATATTGTCGACTATGAGAGGATTTTTAAAGTTCATACAGCTTCTAATAACGGTAAACAATTTTATTTTTATAATATTTTAAATAAGATAGAGTTTCCGGATAATATAGATTCTGATATTTTGGGATTGTACACTGCTAAATCTAAAGAACCTCTAACGACAACATCGTATAGATTATATGACGATATAAGAAGCTGGTGGATAATTTATTTATTAAATAAGAATGTACTTAAAACGCAGTTTTTTGTAGAAGGTGGGCAACAGCTTAAGTATATATTACCTGAGTTTAGAAGTTTTATTTATTCGCAAATAACTACTTCAACAATATTCGATAACCAACACTTCTAATGCCTGAGAAATTTATAATAAACGGGGCTCCATATGAGTGTGAGTTTCAATTAAAGGATGATAAGGGAGAAGTAAAAGCAGATTTTACTAAATCAGCTATTAAACTATTAGATTTAAGTGAGAATTTTTTAGAACCTTTTACCAATGGTACTATTGTTATTAACAACCCATATGATTTTATTGAAAATCTTATGATAACTAGAGGTGATGGAAGGGATGTTTTTACGTTTTCCTTAAAGTTAGAAGGTGGCAAGGAAAAATTAGAGTATAATTTCGTTTTAAATGATGAAAACAATAGTGTAGGTACACAGGACAGAGCCGGTAACTATAAAATATTCACTTTGTTAGATGAGAACTATTTTAAGCTTAATGAAAATATACCGTATGGTAAGAGATTTAGAGGTGCTACGGGTGATATTATAAAGAGTGTTCTTAAAGAAATTATAAGTGAAGAAATAGTTGATGAGGAAAATTTTGAGGCGGGGGATAATGTAATAGATGTATTTCCGGAGCATATAATACCATCAGACTCTTTTAGATATTCTGATTTAATTAAATACTTACTACGAATATCCTATAAAAAGGAAAAAGGTTTAAATGTAAGATCCTTTTTAACCTTTGATAGAAGTACAAAAAAATATAAGTTACAGACGCTATCTAAACTTTTCGAGAAAAATAAAGATGAAGTAACTGAGGCTTTTGCTGCTAATGATTTAGTAGATACAATAAAATCAAATAAAAATAATCCACCACCTGATGCAGACGTAAATCCTTATACAACACAACTACCACAGACAAACTTTACGACCCCAATGTTAACTTATAGTAATGAGTTTTTCATGAACTATAAAGCTGTGGGGTTTGATCCTATTTTAGGGGAGCATGTAATACGCGAAAAGAGAATTAAGGATATTAAAGAATTGTGGAAGAAAAATTTTGTCGATGTATTTAAAAGCGAAGGTGGTAAACCTAAACCCTTCCTACCGCTCAATAAACAGAAAAAGGAAAACTTGTTTAGAACTATCAGTACACCATTCTCTGTTGATAAATCTGCAAATATTGCAGAAGCGGAAATGGCATCAAATTTAATATTTTATAACTTATGCTTATCTATTGATGTGGTAGGTGATACGAAACGTCAAGCTGGTAAGTTTATAGATATATATAGAACTGCTGAGCAAGTAGATTCAGATAAAAAATTATTAGGGCGTTGGTTAGTTACTAAATGTAGGCATAGATTTTATGGTGACACCTATAAGAACTTTATACAATGTGTTAAAACTTACGTCGGCCCAGATGTTAACTTAGATGATGATATTGACTAATGGATACTGAAATTACAAAGAAAGTAGAATTGCTTAGAGCTCTTTTAAGAACAAAAGATCAGTTCGATGAATTAATTGATACTGGCGCTAATGATGAGTTTACTGATAAGGATAAAGAATTCATGGAGGAATTCAAAAAGATTTATTATTCTGGTTTAGAGCAATTAGAGAAATTTATCAATAAGATAGACG